TGACATTTATCAATATCTAATTTAAAGTTTTTACGAGATACCCATATATCAGCAGGAGACCATTTGTTAATATTGGCAAATGGAACTTCCATTTTTTTGTTTAGTTCTGAAAACTTTTTATTAATTGCATCAACTAGTTCAGAACCACGATGAAATACCCAATCACCTTGCTTGAAAAGACCTTTCACAAGAAACTCTGCACATCTTTCATAGTGGTCTAACCATGCTTTATCTTTTTGAGAAATCATATTCTTATCTGTCTCGTCAACAATATAAGAATCTTTTACTTTTTTCTCTTTGTAATATCTAACAACTGCGTTTAAATCTGCAACGCCATATTCTTTATAAACTGCACACCATAAACAAACAGATGATTCGTTCAACTTTGTATTTTCTGCACCCGCACCTGAACCGCCACCGCCACCAAATTCTTTATTCTTTGCAATGGTGTTAAGTTTGTATGTTTTATTCTTATTATCTTTTAAGGTAATTGAATTGTAACCCGCATTATCTCCAGGTCGCAATCCAGCAATTTTTTCGTATGTTGCCTTTTCAAATTTAAAAACAACATGTGTCCCATCTTTCATTTCGAAAGCGGAACCACTCTTGTATTTCGACAAGACTAACAGTTTCCTATCGGGTCTATTTCCCGATGGCTGTTTAAAAAAGTCTGCGGCAGAAAGTGCGGCCATTAAATATCTCTCCTTAGTAGAGTATTTATGCTAACACTATTACCTAATAATGTCAAGTTCTTTATCGCCTGTCCAAACTTCAATCTCGGAACGCAATCTTCCTTCAGTCTTTAGATTATCATATCTGGCCTGTGCTTTCTTCTTCCACCACTCTATGATTGATTCCAAATGATGTTTATCATAGTTTTCTTTGTCTGGAATTAACTTATCTGCACGACCCATAACTACATCGGTAAAGTTACTGAATCCGTAGTTTGATGCGTAATACCTTTTCTTTTCGGTAAGAGACAAGGCATTTTCAATCGTCTTTGCAAACTTCTCACCTTCAGGTGTGCCTTTGAGTGCCGCCTTAGTCATTGCAATAATAGTATTGGAAATCTTCATCTTACGGGAAGAGGCATCTTCTGGTACAAAAACACCGATGGCATCTTCAACATATGCTTTCAAATCTTCATATGGTTTGCCATGCATCATAGGAATGAAATTACTATCTGTTAGACCTTTGAATCTCAACAGAGGTTTCATACCATCATATTGTGACGATGACTTGGAACTTCCATATAAGGATGTAGTCTCAAACAAACAAGTATTCATCTTATACTTTTTGTTGAGCATTTCACGAATCTCATGTGAACAACAGATAGCGGCAAGTAACTTACCACCAAGATAGTTGAAACCAAATGGTTGACTAGGAACAATCACAAAACCCATAATAGATGTGTGATTAAATGCCTTAGATGATTCTGGTGTTTGTGTGAACACACCACTAAGCATTTCATTGCGAGGTTTCATATTGATAACAGGAGAACCTAGACGAATGAAACCGACCCACTTCTTAGTTTTCTTTTCGAGAACTGCCAATCTCAAACAACGACCAGGAATACTAGTCATATTTGAGTGACTTGAAATCATATTCAGATAAATGTCCCAAGTATCTTGTGGTAGTTCAACCAATTCAAAATCCATGTCTTTTGGATGAATGGTAAAGTCTGAGAACAAATCATCTTCGGGTCCCATGCCAAACAAGGCAGTAGGTCTTTCTGAAAGACTATTCAGTTTTTGGTCACGAATGTAATCATCGATTCTCTCAAACTTATCAAAGTAATCAGAGAATACACCTGCACAATGTAACGCCTGTTCTTTTGTCAAATTAGACATAATGTAAATAAGTACCGATAATATATTTGGATCCACTAATTGGTTTCATACCAATGTGTGGGTGTGTCCATAAAGCAGGAAATAAAAGTAATCTACCTGCCTTAGGTTTAACTTTCAATGCAACTGGTAATGTCTTATGTTGTTGAAAAGCAGTTTCACCACCTTCTTCAACATCATTTAAATAGAAAAATGCAACCAAGAATCTCCTTGCGGTTGCATAAGATTGCACATCAACATGAAATTGAAATTCATCAACTCCGTTCGGAAGATATCTTTTCATACGAAACTGTTCATAACCCATTTGTTCAGGCCATGCCATTTCAGTATCAATCTTCCATTGTTTTGCATACATTCCCAAAACGAATTGAGTTGCACCCAATAGTTTATCTTGTATTGGTTTCCATTCACCAAATTCAGTAATATTAATTTCTGTAAATGACCTGTGGTCTTCCAACACAGTTGACTTTTGTTGGTCAGTATGTGATTCAAATTTTTTAATTACATCATCACAAAAGTCTTTTGGTAAAACATTGTCGTAATAAGAAACAAAGTTCATACTTTAAGACCTTCAAACTTTGAACTCATACTTCTTTCACGATTACCAAATGTATTGATTGGTGGTGTATCATCTTGTCCTGCATCTGCCAAACCTTCTTGTGCAGATTGTTCAGCATCATACAAACGCATCTTTGCACGGTCAACACCAACAACAAATCGTTTAAAGAAGTTGGGGTCAGAATAACGATTCTTCAATTGTTTAACAAGAATCTGATTTAGTCCTTCAAGTTCTTCATTTGTTACAAGTGCAAACATAAAGTCAGCAGTAGCAGGCAAACCAAAAGACTCTGAAGTATCTTCAAGACCAGGGTCACTATTTGAGAAACCAGAACGAGTTGTCTGTGTAGCAGAAACAACAGGTAATGAATACTCAACTGCCAAACCACGAAGTTCTTCAGCAATAGATTTGATGTATGTGTAACTATTCACATTACCACCAGGTTTAATTCTTGATGATGCACAGATGTTCAGATAATCAATAAAAATAATATCTGGTCTAAAATTCTTCTTTAGTGCCAATTCATTCAACAAAGCACGGAAATGTAGTGTTGATGCCGATGCAGTTGGATATTCTTTGATGATTAGTTTACCATGTGTCTTGGACTTCAACGATTCAAACTTGCGTGAGTAATCATCTCTAGTAACCGATTGCAATTCATTCAAATCAATATTTAGCAAGTTAGCATCGATTCGTTCTGCAATCTTTTCTTCTGCCATTTCCATTGTGATATACAAGACATTGTGACCTTGTGACAAACAACCTGCGGCCACATGGCACATGAACAAAGACTTACCAACACCTGTACCTGCAAGTGCGATGTTCAATGTTTTAATTGGAAGACCACCTTTAGTAATCTTGTTGAAGATATCAAGGTCGAAACGAATACGGGATTCTACTTTATGATAAAAGTCATAACGATTTTCGAAGTCTTGCATGTAATCGTGACCAACATTACTATCGAAAGATACACCAAGAGCATCTGCTAGAAGTTGTGGTATTTCACCTTTGGCCTTTTTGCCAGATTTGTCATCGAGAATACCAACAGATTCCATGATAGCATTGTAGATTGCTTTATCTTGGCAAAACTTTTCAGTCTGTTCGGTTAACCATTGCAGTTCAACCTTTTCTTCTTTTGTCTGACTGATTTCTTTGAGAAGTTCAATCGAATCTTTTACTTGTGGTTCTGTAAGATTGTTTTTCTCTGTGAAATTGATTACAAGTGCTTCGTGTGTAGGAAGATTCTTGTATTTGTTGACAAAATCAAATACTTCTTTGAATACCATCTTTTCTGTGGCATCAGAGAAGTATTCCGATTTTATGAAAGGAAGGACTTTGCGAGTGTATTCTTCATTGTATATCAGATTTTTCAGGATTATCTGTTCTAGTCTGTTCATTTTCCAATTTCTTTAATAATATATCTTCAAGGATTTCTCCCATTATTATAAACAATTCTTCATCAGAATTCAATACATCAATGTCGTATTTACCTGAATAAAGAAGCGTATAACCGAATTGTAGTTTAGCAATACCATGTTCTTCTACTATTCGTGCCTGATGGTAGTGATAACAAACGCCCTCATAACCATCAATGAGTAATTCAACGCCTGTTACACCACCTTCACCAACCATGTAGAATCGATAGTCTTTGCCTTCTTTATACTTCTTCATCGGCAACTTCTTCCAAAATTGGACTTTCTCCCATAATGTTTCCATAAGCGATAGCATATTTCTGTCTCACATAGTCATTGAAATCTTTATCTGCAAGTAAAGGTTCCATAAAGTCAGGTGTTTGTGTTGCATCAAAACGAACCTTGTCTTTAATTTCACCTGTGGTTCGGTCAACTTTTGCATACCAACCATTTGCAGGTTTCGTCACAAAATTACCTTCAAGTGCAATGTCGAGTAAACCAGAATACTTGTTGATACCACCATCGAAAGAAACATTCACAGGAATCTTCGACTTCTCTTTAGTGTAACGGGATTTCTCTACATTGATAATGAAGTTATAACCAACAATCTCTGTTCCATCTTTTTCTTGTTGACGACCAAGAATGAAGATATTATCGGCAGAATAATAAGAACCTGTGCCACCACCAACGATATCTTTAGGGAACATACCAATCTCTTTGTAGGTGTGATTTACAACTACCATTGGAATATCTTTTAGATTTAAGTGTGGTGTTACCATGCGGAACAAACTCTTAACTTGTTTTGCTCTTGACATATCTGCAACTGATTTACCCTCAAGTGCATCTTCAACTTCTTTCTTAGATGCCAAGTTACCGATAGAATCAAGGATAATCATCAACTTGTCACCACGGTTCACTTCTTGTAGTTGTTGCATGATATCAAACTTCAATTGTTCAATATCAGTCAATGGTGTATGCAATACTCTTTCCATATCAATACCAAATGTTTCAAAATATTTGATAGGTGTACCAAACTCTGAATCATAGAACAATAATACGGCTTCTGGATATTTGTCCATGTAAGCCTTTGCCATTAATAAACTGAAGGCAGTCTTAAAGTGTTTAGAAGGACCTGCCCACATTGTGAGACCAGGAATAATACCACCATCTAACTTGCCACTTAGTGCCACATTAATCATTGGCACATCTGTTGGTACCATATCTTTATCTGTAAAGAATTTTGACTTAGATAGAATCGCACTATCTTTAATCGTTGAATTCTTTTTAATCTTATCAAGTAAACTCATTTTAAATCTCCATCTATTTTTACAATCTTGTCTTTGGGTATGTGTTCTAATTTATCATCTTCAAAGAATGATTCTAAACTAGGACCAGTGGCGGTGTCAAGCACTTTTGGTTTCTTTGCCTTCTTAACTTTTATTATTGGTTCATCGAGTGTTCTTATCTTTCGTAATGATTGTTGTGATGCAATCAATAACAAAATGGCAAGTGGGTCAAACACCACGATGATAATAATAATTACTGCTCTTACTGCTTTATCTATGAAATCGGGGTCATCTTTTGAATAGAATAATTCGGCGATATATTTGATAGGACCTATTTCTGCCACCAATTTATTTTCTTCTGCCATTAAAGGCAATTTTTCATTTGAGATGCGTTTCAGTTCTGCCTGTGTTTCTTGTATCTGTTTGTCGATTCTGTTTGTTGCAGTTGATGGGTCACCTGCTCTCTGTAACAAATAAGTTAACCTATCTTTAGCAATTTTTTCTTGGGTTTCTAAAGTTTTAATTTGAACTGAATTAGCACCAAGAACAACCTTTGATTCAAGGTGTGCTTTTGACAAGTATCCAAAAATACCCATCGATGTGATTAACATTAATAATACAATCGCAACACTAAAATAGTAACGCATTGCTCGCACAGTAACATCCCAATTGTTATACAACCAAGATACTGTTACTAATTTAGCAATCTCTAAAACTGCACCCATTAAAACAATTGGCCAAAAAGAACCTGGAAATATTTGTGCAAGTCCTATTACCGAATAAAAAGCCGCAATACCCGAAAGAGCAATTGCGGTTAAAAAAGGTAACAGGACTTGGTTCATCCGAAGAAACTTTCTAGTGATGATTGTTTTTCTGTTTTCCAACCAATACAATTTAGAATAACACTAATTGGTTCAATAAAAGTTTTTTCAAATTGTAAATCATAATCAACATATTGATGCAACTCAAACTCTTTTGGCAATCGTGTTGGGTAAGAAATAACAGAATCTTTCAGAGGGTTAGGTTGTTTCAAGTAACTGAACTTCAATTTTTCACCATCTTGTATCAAAGGATACTTCTTAGTTAAGTTTTTGCTTTTCAGTAAATGATTATACAATAATGCACCCTTAACATGTATTGGTGTTCCTTTTCTGTAAATCATAGTGGAATCAGAATACTCTTTGATGCCATTACAACCACGAGGAAAAGAAACATCTTCTGGCGGTAAAGTTTTGAATTCGTTCTTAAAATTCTCAATAAAGTCTTGCACTTCTTGTTCAGTAGAGTTTACAATTAACCCAATCAACTGTTTCATCTTCTCTCGCACAATTGATGGCGTAGAAGATTTAACCATTTCAAGACCCATCACTTTCATTTGAGGTTCTGCGTATTGAACACCTTCATTGTTATGCACATTGAGGATGTATCGTTTCTTGGCAGTCCAAATACCCTTATCTGAAAGTGCTTCTCGTTTCATTTGCATTTTTTGCGAATACGCATTAACATACGAAGCAAGTTCCTGATAACTCTCATCAATATAAGGTTGTATTTTATCTTCACAGACTTTATCCATGAATTCGATAACTCGTTTAACATCCGTCTTTTCTTTATACACCTTATTAACAAGGTCGCCAAGACGGAGATAAATCGAATCTGTATCCGAGGCAATAACATAATCTTCATTCTCCGTTTTTAATAGTTTGTTCATATATGAATTGAGTTTAGCCTCAATCCAACGAATGGACAATTGACCTGCGAGAGTTACTGCCAAAGCTTGTCTTAGGTCATAAAAACGGAAGTATTGGGAACCTAACGCACCATAAGCAGAGTTTAGTGAAACTTTCTTTGCCAATTGTAGGTTATTGTATCGTGCCACAAGTTTATCAATTTCAACTTTCTTTATTGGGTCAGTTTCATTTTCATATTCTTGTTTCGCTTTCAACATCATCTTCTTAAATTTCTTTCTATCTTCATACATTTCTACCATCATA